TTGGATTGGGGTTAGTCTAAGTATGCGTCAAATGTAGCTGAGAATTGCGTTTGAAAAAACGCTTCTTGCTCTGCTGGTTGTATTGTAGCTAATCCTGAACAAGGATCAAAAATAATACTGCTGAACTTTGCTCTGTCAAACTTATCTTTAATACGTTCTCCAATTGTTAAGTTTGCACCTGCCCCAACACCAGCAGGACTAAATACATTAATAACCAAAGTGCCTGTTTGACGGTTAAACGATTCCCCTGTGGCTGGTGCTTGTAATGTTGCATAATTATTAGTTCCAAATCTAAGAAATACTTGCACCCAAGGAGTGTTGTTTGGTGGAGTAAAAGGAGCGTTTTGATATGCAACAGGATAAGCAGGACTTAATGCCATTTCTGTGGCAATCCGTCCTTCTATTGCTGCTCTAACGTCATTAAAAGTGCTGCTCATTTGAGTTTCTTTGCTTCTTTTGCTACCCAACCTTGCATGTCTTTTGCTATTCCATCAACCCATCCGGGGCCGCCTGTTTGAATACTGCTCCCCTCTCCAGAAGCTCCCCATGTTTTTACTTGTCTTTTAGGGTTATATCTGTGTTCCGTCTTAGAGCCAGAGCCTCCTGCGGCTGTTGCTAATTTTGCAGCATAAGGTAAAGAATTATGTATGACATAAGAGTTCCCAATTTTTTCGTTGCCAACTGAATAATTTAAACCTTCTGGTGGCTTAATTCCTCCACCGGGGCCGCCATCAAAATTTGTTCCAATGGCATTTTCACCGATTTGCCAACTGTTTCTAAATCTTCCAGTATCTACAGGACTTTCTTGTTTTAGCCGTGAATCTGTTTCAATAACAGCAAAAGTTAAAAGCTTGTTTAGCTTCTTTTTAATTTCATCATCAAATTTACTAGGTTTGATTCCTGAATATTTAGCAGCCATTACAACCTCAGAATTAGTTCGTAGCTAATTGCAGTATTAGCTTGCTCTGTTGTTTCGACTCTAATAATTTGATGGACTTTAGAACTAATCACAACACGATCTGAAACCGTTGGAGTGTAATCCAAATCAGAAGCAGCAATTGTTAAACGCTTATCAGTTGCTTTTACTAAATCATCAACCTGTCTTGCAATAACATTTTCAACAAATCCTTTAACAGTTGTATCTGCTGTTGTCTCTCCCATTGCACCTGTAGAGGTGTTATAAGCACTTCCTGTAACTTTGCGAATTGTTACATCGCCACCAACGGCTTTAAGAACTTTCTTTGCAGCTTTCCTAAAGCCTTTAGGTTTTACAGCCATTAGATCCTGTAAGCAATAAGTGACCCTGCACTCGTTTGAGTAATGCTTGTAAAGATTCCTTCAATGTCTGTGCTTGCTTTTAAATCAATTCCAGAAACAGTTGAAGAACCATTCTTCGTGACATTTGAAGAAACCAACGTAACAGTTGAATCTGTTAAGCAAGTAATTTTACCAAACCTCCCAGTATGGGCGTTTGTGTCTGTGATGATGATTGCAGCAGGATAAGTAATTCCCATTAGCTTCTTTTTACAGCGATGTTACCGGGTCCACTAATTCTAATGCCTGTGAAGTATCTTTCAAACATTGGCGGAACACGATCAGCACCAACAGCTCCGTAAAAATTAGGTGTTGCATCCAAAGATCCAACTTTAATATTCTGATAATCCTCTAATCCACTAAGTCCAAGGCCGTCTTTATTGTTATTCAAATAAACAGATAAAACAGCTAAAGCTTTCTTTATTTGATCTGGAATTTCTGTATCTGTAAAATAATCTGTTGTTATACGAAAAGGAAACCCAGTTGCATAAGTATTGATATAAGTATCAGGCTTTCTTACTCCAGTACGAGGCCATTGCAAAGCTTGTGTATCTGTTGCCCTTGCACCTAAAAATCTTTCACGGTCAATCCGTTGAGTTGCAGAATATAAAGCTGTTTGCGTTAGCTGCTCCTGCTGTCGCTACTATCGTTATTGCCATTAGAAGAAACTTTGGGTTTACGCTTACGTTTTTGTTTTGGCTTAACAGCTTCAACAGGAATAGAGGCCACCTGTGCGGCAGCCTCCCTTTCCTTCATTCGCCTAAATGCGAACATTCCCATTAGCTAGATGCACCTTTTACAAGAGCATAGTTAATGACAATTGCTTGGCTTAAAGCACCGCCAGAAAGATTTCCAACAGTAACCTTGAAAGAACCAGCAGCAACAGTAGAAACAACGAGCCAATAAGCACCCGCAGTTCCACCTGATCCGTGATTAACAACTACAACGTCAGTTGCAGCGACACGATCATTGTTGACTTGAAATGTAACTTCTGCTCCGTCTGCTAAAGCAGCAGCGTTCATAGTTACCTGACCTGACTCTGTATTTAGAGTTACAGCCGTTGATTTGTTAGTTGCTTGAGTAACAGTTCCACCAGTTGTGTAACCAATAGCTTTACCAGCAACGGCTTCAAATTGTGATGCCATAGTTAGTTACCTCTAGTCCTGATTAGAAACGTTAGTTGCTCTAACAATTCCAATATTTTTCTGTTCGTAGACCTTCGACCAGTTGGCTACGGTTTCAAGTTGAGCACGAGTTGGGTTTGTTGTTGTAACAGCCCACTTAGTACCAACAGGATGATATGTGTAATGAAGATCAACAGCCATTGCATCTGATTTTGCAAGGATGTCTCTATCTGTTTCTGTTGTCAAACCTGCCTGTTCGCCAGAAGCAATAGCTCCGGGTGTAAAGAAGTAGGTTGAATACTCGGTAGAAGCACCAGAACCAATAGTTGCCACATCGTCAGAAACGATAACTCGAAGCCCACAATATGTAGGAACCGAGCCATTACCGCCGTAAGCAGGAGCAATAGAACCGCCAGAAGCAGTAGCAGTTGCGTTTGTGTCAGAGGCAAGAACATAGTCAACCAGCTTACGCTCAACAAGGTCGTAATAAACCTTTGAGTGCATAGCAACAGCAGTTAGTTGATCGCCAGCATCACCAAGAATTGATTTTGCTTTTGCAACATGCTTTGGACTTAAAGATGTTGGAGTATCACCACTCTCTGAGTCGATGCAATTAGCAAACAAAGCAGAGTTGCTGTCATTTGCATTAATTGAACCAAACACACCAGACAATGCTGAAAGCAAATCTTTTTGTCTTTGGTGAGCTATATAAGCACCAACTTTTGAACCAATAGCAGCCATAGGATCAGAGCCAGCAGCCAAAGCAGCTAAGTCTCTTGCTTCCCATGCACGACCTCTATGAAGGATCACAGAAATCTGCTTATCAGCTTGAATCTTTCCGGGTGTTAAAGAACTGCTGTCAGTTAATACCTCGAAATCTCCAGAAAGGTTTGCTTTCCAGAAAGGAACGTTAACGAAATCACCGCCTTCAGTCGCATTAAGCTCAGCCATTGGTTGAACCACACCGCTAGCCAAAAAGGCATCACGCTTAGTTGTCTGTTCAATCAAGTACGGCGTAAAGACCTCAGGAATGATCACGTCTGACCTTACGGTAGCCATGAAAAATTACCTAAAATTAGTTTTACGATGTGGGTCACAAACCCTTACGGCTCGGCACAACCTTGCCTTATGCAAACATATTAGCGTTTAACTGCATTTTTCAAGCGATCATATAGATCTTTGTCTGTTCTATAAAGTCTCATCTGCTCTGTAATATTAAAAGTTTCTTGTGCAAATGGGTTTTTAGTTCCAGCAGGAATTTCACCGCCGCTAGATCTACCAGCAGGAGCACCACCACCTTGGGGTTTTGGTTGCTTTAAAATGTAATCAGGTAATTTCCCTTTTGCCCACTCATTAACAGGCGTTCTCTCGTATCCATCAACAACAACAGGAACACCATTATCAACTTCAATTTTATCTTTAGGTAGGAAATTATTTAACACTAAACTTGGATCATGTACTATTTCCGCCAAGGTTTGTAAGGCGGGAGAAATAAGTTCCAGCTCTCGGACTTTTGTTTCAAGTTCTGTAATTTTTTTGTCCTTTTCGGCTGATCTTTCTCTGTATTGTTCCTCAAGTTTTGATCTGGCTTCTGTATATTTTCCTTGCTTTTCAAGTTCAGCTTGTTCTGCATTATTTTTAAAATCAATTAAAGCCTGAACATCAACATCAGGAGGAACAGCTTTAGCTCTTTCTTTTGCTTTTTTGTATTCATCTATAAGCTCAGCGTTTCTTTTACGCATTGCTTCATTTTCAGCTTTTAGACTCTCTTTTTCAGAATCAACAGCTTGCTCCACAGGAGCAGTTGTTTCGTCAGACATAAAAACCCACAAGGTTAGTATTTATCTTATCAAGATAATTTACAAAAAGCACTAATCTTATTAAGATAGGTGCAAATTACCAAAATAAAATGCTTGGCTCCGAACGTATGCAAAAAATAATGGATCAAGTTGCTTTAGGTATTGAACCTGAAAGCAAAGAATCTGCTGAGTCTGCAAAGTTTAGAGCTGGTGTTAAAAAAGATATTGTTAACGCTAGAAAAATTGCAAAGAAAAAGAAGATGAATGGTTTTACAGTTGATTACACTCCAGAATTTCCAACGCTTTAAATTTTCTTTAAATCTACGTCTGTCCATTTAGTAAATTGACTGTCAGGTTGCCAAGCCTTACCGATAAATCTATTCCATAAATCTTGATCTTCTATATTTAAACCTTTTTCTTTAGTGTAATTTGCAACCCTGATAGCTTGACCACTTTGGTTCATATCGTAGAGTTCAAAGTCATCAAAGATCCCTGCTTGAAGTGCATCAGGTACAACTTTTGAAACGTTTCTATGCACATCACGAACATAAGTAGCAGGAACAAGCCGTTTAGTTTTTAAGAATCTTTGATAATTCCTTTCAAGTGCTGTTTCAATATCAGCCGTTGCATATTTAGCTTTTACCTTCATGCCCCTATCTGACATTTGTTGAACCTTCTTCTGCAAACTCTTTATGCTGTTGTCTCCTGTTCCATCAAGCATTGTGTGGTATCGACGTTGAGCTGTCTCTCTCATTAATCGCTTAGACAAATAAGAAGATTCTTCATGGACATAACCAGCAGCAGCTTCAGCAATTTCACCTCCTTTCTTTTGCATTGCTGAAAATTCAGGAAGTCTTTTCTTAATTTCATCTGAATCAATAACAACAGTTCCTTTAGGCAATGGTGACTTCTTAAGCATTATTGATTTACCAGAAGCAGACCCGCCTCCTGTCATAAAGAACTCAGGATTCTTTTGTGGTTTGGGATTATTTTCATTGATAATATCTTCCACAATTTTGTCATGTAGTTTTTGACGTTCTTTTGTCCAAACAGTCGCACTTGTAGGTTCAGCTCCTTCTTTTAGTGAACCGTTGCTGTATCGCTGCCATGAATATTCCGCATTTTTTCTTTCTTTTACAACGCTGCTTACTTTTGGTTTTATGTCTTCAGGTTTTCCATATCTTTTTTGTAATTGCCCCAAAGAAACTTCTGTATTGTCTTCTCTAATTAATTTTTTTAGTGCTTGATCTGGCCCATATTTATTTGACAGGCGATTAAAGTATTTGGCTTTTTGTTTCCCTAATGCAGCAATCTGTTCTGCCCCGGGTTCAAATTTTGATCCTTTTGCACGTTCACCATATAACCATTTTCCATAAGTTGTATTTGCAGGAACAGCCCCACCAACGCTTGCCCTCTTTCCAGCAGGAGGCGGTGTGAAATCCCATTTTTTATAATTAACAACAGCTACAGTTGTAGACCTACAACCAAAATGTTGAGGCGGTACTGGCCCCTGATTGTATTTAAAAACTTGACCATCTAAATCTCTACAGACAGGGGAAGTTCTTGAGTCAAGCGTGGCAACGTAACGATATTCCTCCGTCACATCAGGATTAGCTTTATAAACAGCTTGGCTTGCTGTATTCGTGACCTGATTAACAGTAGTTCTAACAATCGTCATTACCTGATTATTTGCACTTTTAGTTGCAGCTCCTCCTTGTGCAAGTAGCTGACTTAAACTTCCTTTTTGGTCTTTCTTTAAATTTCCAACTAACTCTCTAACAATTTCGGGAGTTGTATCACCAGATAAAAGCCCACTCCTAACCACTTGGTTTAATCGTTTTGCTTCTGCTTCTGCTATCCCTAAAAATGATTTCTTAACCGTGTTTCCATTAGGTAGCGTTATTGTTTGGCCTTCTTTAGCAGTTAATTTAAAAGTTCCTTTTGTCCTTGCTTTCTTATCTTTCGTAATTCCTGCCAACTCACTTTTTAAAACAGCAAGGTTAATAGCAGTTGGATCTGTAGTTACAACAGACTTAGCAAATGACTGACTAACAGCAACAGACCTAAAAGAATAACCAATTTGGTCATGGATCTTTTCAGCCATGCCTTTAGGAATTGATTTCTTTAATTGATTCTCAACAAATCCTGCCTGTACTTTTGCAACCCCTTCAAGCTCAGTAATTAAATCATCAACACTTCCATTAGCCCAAGAATTTAAACTCTCCTTTGTTTGTTTTATTAACGCTCTTAATCTTGCAGTCTTATAAGCAGGTCTTTCGTTTAATGGTTGTCCTTCAATGATTTTTAATTTCTCAACAGCTTTTAACATCACATTGTTATATGAAGTCACCAGCTTTTTAGAAACGCTATTACTAAACCGATTAAGGTCTATCGCATTGCGATAAAACTCAGGCGGGATTCCATCACCGACAGGAACAGTTTTTGACATTTATTCAGCTTGATCGTTTTCGTCTTCTGGTTCTGCTGATTGTTCAGGTTCCGCTTCTTCCTCTTCCTCCAGAGGTTGATCCACTTCTATTAAGGAAGCCTGTTGCGTTGCCTCCAACTCTTCCTCAACGTCAAACTCATCGCCAAGCACTTCTCCTTCGTGTAATTG